GGAGCAGCTGAAGACGTTCGTGAACACTGTGCTCGGTGAGACATGGGAAGACGAATACGCCTCAAAGGTGGGCGCAGATGCTCTCAGCGAACGTTCGGCTGGCGAGAAATACAAGCAGGGCGTAGTACCTGCGGAGGCATTGTTGCTCACTGTTGGCTGCGATACGCAAGATGATCGACTGTCGCTGAGTGTTTGGGGGTGGGGCCGTGAGGAGCAGGGGTGGTTGATTGACAGAGTGAAAATTTACGGTGATCCGTCACGCAAAGAAGTGTGGAAGCAATTGGATGAGATCGTGCAAACTCCGTACAAGTCCGAAGACGGTCGCGAGTTGAAGCCAATGGTTGTGGCGATTGATTCTGGTGGTCACCACACCAGTGAGGTTTACCAATACGCGAGAGAGCGGCAGAGCTTGGGCGTCGTTGCGATCAAGGGCATGTCAACCAAGAACAAGCCTCCGATTGGAAAAGCGAGCAAGGTTGATTTGAACTCTCAGGGGAAGACTCTCAAAAAAGGCGCTCAGGTGTTTCCGGTTGGAACCGACACGATAAAATCACTACTATTCGGCAGGCTGAATCACAACGAGGTTGGTCCAGGGTATTTGCATTTCTACCCAACAGTCGATAAAGATTATTTTGAGGAGTTGACTGCAGAAAAGCAGATCCGCAAGTATAAAAATGGGTTTCCTGTGAGAGTTTGGGTCAAGAGCAGTAGCGCAAGAAACGAGGCACTGGACGAGCTTGTTTACGCTTATGCGGCGTTGAATCGTGTGTATCAAATTAAAGACCGTAGAACGCTATGGGATCAAATGGAAAGAACGCCTGAAGAGCGAAAAGATTCCAAACGTACAGCTTCGGCAGGGCGGACTCAGAAAAGTTTCGTCAATCAGTGGTAAGAGTTAGACTGCTCAATATCAAGTGACCTTTTGTAGATGGCGATCCCTCCATCCATAACAAGCGGCGTGGATGCGGTATGGGTTGATGCCGAGACTGTTGACGTGTTTGGCGATGCTGTAACCAGCTCCACTCACTCTCTGGTCTATTACTTTCGTCTTAACACCAATTCGCAGGGCTTAACAGCAACGGCGGTTGCTTACAACAGCGGCTGGAAGACTACGCTGACTGCTGCCGCGACTGGTTCAGCAGACCCCAGTCCTAACTGGTTTTTTCAAGCTGTTCTCACGAAGGTCGGTGATACCACTGTTCAGGAATACAGCCGAGGCCAGATTGAGATTCGCCCTTCTTTGGCGTATACGGGCACACCTGGAGCATTTGATGGAAGGACTCAGGCGCAAAAAGATCTTGACGCGGTAAAAGCAGCTATCAGGTCGATTGTTGCTGGCGGAGCTGTTTCTGAGTACAGAATTGGAACTCGTAATTTAAAGCGTTATGACCTTTCGGAATTGATAGAACTTGAGTCAAGATTGAAGTCTATTGTGGCTAAGGAGAATAAAGCCAAGCTAATCGCTTCTGGTCTTGGCGATCCTCACAATCTTTACGTTCGATTTAACCAAGGCTGATGGGATTCCGTACACAATTTCTAAAAAGACTTGGACTGCAGCGCGTACCACGCGAGCAGCCTCCTCGCCGTCGCAGCTATGCGGGTGCGATTGTTTCGCGTCTTACAAGCGACTGGATGAGCACTCAGGCAAGTGCTGATGCTGAGATTCGCACAAGTATCAAGAAGTTGCGGGACAGATCCCGTGAAATGGTGCGGAATAATCCGTATGCAAAGCAGGCAAAACGCACCACTCAGGTCAACGTTGTCGGTAGTGGGATAAAGCTTCAGTCTCAAGTTCAGCAGGTTCGAGGGCGCAAGCCTAGTGAAGCGATTAATCGCCTCATTGAAGAAAAGTGGCATTTATGGACCCGTGCCCAGTATTGCGATGTTGCGGGTCGGCACAGTTTCCACATGATGGAATGGCTGGCAACAGGAGCATTGCCTGAGTCAGGGGAAGCGTTGTTTCGTATTATTCGTCGCCCCTTTGGTGGTAGCAGGGTGCCACTGGCCCTTGAGATGATTGAGTCAGATGTACTGGACGAGGAATATCAAGGCGCAACTCTTACAAAGCTCAATGAGTGGAGGATGGGCGTAGAGATTAATGAATGGGGTCGTCCTGTTCGTTATGCGTTCCTAACTCGTCATCCTGGTGATTATTGGTTTCAAAATGCGCCTCAGAAAGGTGATAAGCATGTTTTCCTGCCTGCATCAGACGTAATTCATCTGTTTCTCCCAGAGCGTCCGCAACAGAATCGCGGTGTGCCTTGGTTTCATTCAGTGATGGCCGATGCGCATCAATTGCAAGGTTACGAAGAAGCCGCTGTAATTCGCGCTCGCGCTGGTGCTTCTGTGATGGGATTTGTCACCAGTCCAGAAGGCGAGCTTGAAGGTGATGATGTTCAGGCTGATCGCAGGATTAGCGAGTTTGAGCCTGGTATGTGGAAGTATCTGGAGCCTGGTCAGAACGTAAGCGTCCCGAACATCAGCTCACCGGATCAGCAGTATGAGATGTTTGTAAAGAATAAGGTTCGTCGTTTTGCGTCAGGTTTTGGCTGCAGCTATGAGACGTTATCGCGTGATTTCAGCGAGACGAACTACAGCAGCAGCAGGTTGAGCTTGCTTGAGGATCGTGAGCACTGGAAGGTTATTCAGTCTTATTTGATTGAAAACTTCCATAATCGTGTGTTTCGCGAATGGCTTGATCTTGCTGTATTAGCTGGGGAGCTGCCTTTTGATGATTACGACGCTCGTCCTGAGCGTTATGACACACCGCGATGGATGGCACGCGGATGGGATTGGGTTGACCCACTGAAGGAAGCAAAGGCTTATCGACAGATGGAGCAGGCCGGTTACATGACCAAGGCACAGATCGTCGCAAAGCTTGGCGGAGACTTTTTCGACAACCTCACGGAGTTCTCTCGTGAACAGCAAGCAGCCGAGGAGCTTAACGTTGAGCTTGATCGTGACATTATTGATGAACTTCCAGAGGAGGTTGAGTGATGCCTGCTATGCCAACTGAAGGTATGCGCGAAGAAGCGCAACGTTATAGAGATTGGAAAGAGGATGGTCGGGATGGTGGCACTGAAGTAGCTGCTCGTCGCGCCACTCAAATCCTTAGCGGCAACGAGCTTAGTGACGACACAATTGTTGAAATGAGTGCTTGGTTTGCTCGCCACGAAGTAGACAAAAAAGCTGAGGGGTTTAGCCCTGGCGAGGAGGGTTACCCTTCTCCAGGCCGTGTTGCCTGGGCTGCCTGGGGCGGTGACGCTGGCAAGGCTTTTTCTGATCGCACTGTTGAATCTATGGACCGCTCAATTGATGAAGAGACCAGAGCAGAACCTGACGGCTTGAAGGTTGGTGATTTTGTTCGCTGGAGTTCGTCCGGCGGCAATGCACAAGGCAAGATCACGAAAGTCGTTCGTGACGGCCAGATTGACGTACCTGACAGCGAAGTTGTCATTAAGGGCGAAAATGACGATCCGGCAGCGTTAATTCAAATTTATCGCGAAGGCGATGATGGATGGGAAGGCACCGATGTTTATGTAGGACATAGATTCAGTACACTGAAAAAGATCGAAGCATTACGCGCAATGGAACTTACTTCGGAGGTGCCAGATGTCGTCGCAGAGGAGAGTCCTAAGCAGGAATTGTCTCGCGATCTTGAGGGCAAAACATTTCAACGTTCTGAAGCAACAAGTTTCAGGATGGTTGATGAGAGGAGCATGGAGTTTCCATTCTCATCTGAATATCCCGTGGCTCGTTATTTTGGAAACGAGGTCTTGAGCCATGGCTATGAGTCCGCAGATCTTTCGCGGCTCAACGATGGCGCACCGCTTCTTTATAACCATGATCCAGATCGCATGATCGGCGTTGTCGAGCGTGCATGGATTGATGGTGATAAAAAGCGTGGCTATGCCAAAGTGCGTTTTTCGCGCAATAAACTCGCGCAAGAAATGCTAGACGACGTTCGCGACGGAATACTTCGCGGCGTTTCTTTCGGCTATTCCATTGATAAAATGGAGGAGCGCGAAAGTGAGTTCGTAGCCACCAATTGGCGTGGTTACGAAATCAGTTTGGTCAGCCTTCCGGCTGATCCGACTGTTGGCGTTGGTCGCTCTCTAGTAGATGCCAATGCTGACATTAATGTTGAAGTTGAGCGTTCTTTACAGGACGCCGACTCTGACACTGCGGCTTCAACCGCATCTCCCGTAAACACATTGACTGAGGAAGTCATGGAAAGCACCACAATTGAAGTGGAGGTGATCCGGTCTGAGGCCGTAGAGGCCGAACGTACCCGGATTGCAT